CGATCCAGCAGATTTGCGATGTTGCCAGCACAAACCAAAATATCCCGCGTGATACCCGTGCCGGTATCGCGCAGTTCTGTGTAGTGTGGGCCAAGAAAATCGCTGAAGTTCCTGGTAATTCCAAGGTCGATCCGCCGCCGCCGCCGCCATCTGAACCCGCCAAGTAAGGGTGCGTTGCCAGTCACTATGGCACGGCAGCAACCTCGCGCATGTCTTTTGCCTGGCCGCTTGCCAAGCTCGATGTGATTGATAGCGCGCTGGTCGCTACCGGCGACAATGTTGTCGCGGTCGCTAACGACGGTTCCGACGAGTGGGCAGTGGCGTCGCCGGCCTATGATCGCGGTTTGGCATACGCAATGGAAAGTCATTCCTGGGGCTATGCCACGCAGACCATTGTGCTCAATCCGAGCCCGACGCCGCCGCAAGATACTGATTTTGATACCGCTTACCCACTGCCACCTGATTGTGTGCATGTCATTTGGGTCAAGCTCAACCTGGGCGATCCGGTGGTTTCCAATGCGCCGCGGCTCGCTTTATGGAAGATCGCTGGCACGCCGACCGGCCCAGTAATCGTCATTAATTCGCAAGGCGGACCGCCGCCGCCGGTGCCGCCGGTCATGCCGGCGCAAGTGACGATGTATTACATCTCAAATGCTGGCCCGTTGACCGACACTCAATTCGGCACGCCGACTTTGATCCTGGCGCTGCAAGCTTTCGTCATGTCGGGGATTTATCGCGGCCTGCATGAAGATATGGCCGAGGCCGACAAGATGTGGCTCGCCGGTGAGCAAATGCTGCAACGCGCGCGCACCCGCTACGATCAGCAAAAACCCAAGCGGCAATTTTTTAATTCTCGTATTACCGCAGTGCGCCGGATCCGCCGGCCGTGGCCGCGTATTGGCATCAATTATTGGGGTTCCGGTTCTGGTTCTAGCGGCATACCGGGTTAACGCCAATGGCGATCCCGAAAATCATTAATGCGCAACGCGATTTCTCGGCCGGCGAGCTCGACGAGAGCGTTAAGCGCGCCGACGAGCTCGGCGTTATGAAAGCCGGCGCCCGTGAAATGCTCAACTGGCGCATTCTGTCGTCGAAGTCGATTACCAACCGGCCAGGCCGCTCGGCATTGTTCACGCTGGAAGGCGGATTATCGGGCCGGGTTGAAGAATTTGTTGTGCGCGGCACTTTATTTTATCTCGCTTTTGCAGCGGGCGGAATTGCGGTGTTTAATGCCAACGGCACTCTTTTTGGCAGCCAACCCGCTTTTTCTTTTAACGGTGTTATTTTTCCGCTGCCGTGGACCGCGGCAACGCTCAATAGGATCGTTTGGGCGCAGAGCGGCGACTTCATATACATTGCCTATTCCGATGGTTTTCCCAATAATGTGCCGTTGGTTCTCAATTACGATGGCACTGGCTTCGGCTTTAATCCTTATTTGGAAACCATTAACGGCGCGCAGAAACGCACCTTGTTCTATCGTATTTCGCCGCCGGGCATTACGTTACAGCCGAGCAATACGACCGGAAACATCAATATAAATTTCTCCGATAATGTTCTCGTTCCCGGCATGGTCGGAACGCGGCTGGAATATTGCGGCCGGCAATTGACCATTACAGGCGTTTCGTCTGGTACGGCGGGAACGGCAACCGCAAACGAGGCATTGCCGCCCGGTCAGGTCTTGACGCTGACGGGTCCGACCGGATCGTTCAATATCGGCGACGAGGTCAAAGGCTCGATTTCCGGCGCTACCGGCATTGTCACTGCATCCGCCTACAGCCAGCAATTGTTTGGCATTACGACTGCTCATTTTTTTATTGGTGATACTGTCACCGGCGGTACTTCGGGTGCCAGCGGCACCATTACGCAAATCGCATTCTATGGATTTTTTGCGCCTTACATAGTCGTCAGTTTAGCGCCGGGGCCGTTCTTTGTTAGCGGCGAGACTGCGACCGACACCAATACCGGAACGACCTTTACGACATTCATCAATACCACCAGTTCGGGAACCACCATAACGGTGCAGATATTGCCGACGGTGAGCGGCAACATCATCACTTTTACCACCAGCGAACATGTAGTCGGACCATCGGCATCATCGGGAATTTCCACGGTTGCCAACACGACGCCGCAGCCGGTGACGGTATGGGACGATGAAGTGATGAACCAATTCCGCGGCTATCCGAGTTCGGTGTTTGTCGATCAAAACCGGTTGGGCTTTACGAATTTCCCGTCGGTGCCATCCGGCATTGCTTGGTCGGCGCTCGGTTTGCGCAATGATTTATTGGTCGGGCCGCTCCCCGACAATGCGATTTTCGAGCTCGCACCGGATAGCTCACAAGTATTCTATGTCATTCCCGGCATGGAAAGCTCGGAATTTGTTTTTACCGATCGCGCTATTTATTACATTCCGATCTCGCCCACCGTGCCGCTCGAGCCCGGATCTATTGCGTTCAATAAACTATCGGATTATGGCGTGATGCCAAATGTGCAGCCGCGCCACGCCGAGCAAAGCATCATCTATATCAAAGCCGGCGGTGTTCAGGTCGGTGCGGTGCAGGCGCCTGGCGCTTATTATCGTCCTTATGTGGTCGACCACGTTTCGGAATTGCATTCGCATTTATTTACCGTAGCAAGTCCGGTTGTGATCGCTATTCCTTCCGGTCCCAATCAATTCGAGGAACAATATATTTATATTCTGCGCAGCGACCATTTCATTGTTGTTGGTCATTACGCTATGCGCCAGGGCTTGCTCGAGCCGGGACCGGAGGGCAAGCCGGCGATCGGCTGGGTGCCGTGGTACACCAGCGGCGGCAATAGTAGCTGGATCTCGGCGCGGCAGAGCGACGTGATTTTCACGACTGATTATCAGCCGGGCGGAGGAACAGTTATTTCCATCGCCGAACGGCTTGATGCCGGGCAATACCTGGACGGCGCCTTGTTGGTGAACAATCTGCCGCCGGACTTTGTGCCGCCGGTCGGCAAAGGGCCGCTGTTTAGGTTTCCCGGCCCCAACTCGACGGTGTTCTTGATGGACGGCGGGCGGCCGATGGGCACTTACAATGTCGATGCTAACGGTTTCATCATTCCGCAATTTATCGGCGGCGAGAATTTAGCATCGCCAAATCTCGTTGCCGGGCAGAGTTGGAGCGCAGCGCTCGAATTGTGGATGCCAGGCGCAACGCCAGGTCAAAGCGCGCGTCAACGTACGCTCAAGCGTCGTGTGTCGCATATGGCCGTTGACGTTTCCAACTCGACCGGCTTTGTAATGCTGCGCTTGTTTGCCGGGCCGCTCACGCCGACATCGCCGGCGCTCGGCACAATAATGAATAGTCGTCGGGTGTCGGCCTATAATCTCGGCGATGATGCAACACAGTCGCCGCCGTTGCGCGAGGAAATGCAACGCTGGCGTCCGCTCGGGCGGGCTTTTGATCCGCGTGTCGCCATTCTCAAGGACACGCCGGGTTCGTTGCTTATTCATGAAATAGGCATTGAGGTCACCGTGTAATGGGCGCAGCAGCAGCAGGCGGAATGTCGTTGGCGGCAACCGGCTTTACCATGCTCGGTGAGTATACCAAGTCGCGCGCCGAGGCCGGTGCCGAGAAATTCAAGGCCGAGGAGCTCGAGCAGCAGGCGCAATATGGCGAGCTCAAAGCCACGCAGACCAATGCGCAGATGACGCAGCGGCTTGCCGTAACGCTTGGTCATATCGATGCGGTGCGCGCTGCCGCCCATACCGATGCGACATCGCCGACCGGCGCCGCGGTGCGCGGCTACCGCGAGGAATTGGGCGAGCAACAAAAGGAAATCACCGTGGAGAACATCTTGCAGCAATCGCGCAGGGACGAGGCCGACGCTGCTTATATGCGCTCGAACGCGACTAATGCATTATTAGCCGGCGATATTTCTATGGTTGCCACGGGATTTGAGGGTCTCGCCGGCGCTATGAAACCGACACCAAGCTAATGCCCGAAGCACCGCGCCTTGAAATAACGCCGCAGGAAATACCGGAAGCCACCAGCCGGGCGCCCGAGAGCCATATCTCGACCGGCGATATTGTCGGGCCGTATCAGCAACTCGCGCAATCGCTCGACAAACTAGGTCAGGGCCTTGAGGACGTAGCAACGCCGCTCGCCGAACAGGCTGGCTACAAGGCGGTGACGCGCGATGCCCAAGGCAATATCCAGGTCGACCGCATGCCGATTTTTGGCAAGGCCGGCGACGCCTATGCGCACGCGGTCAAGATGGGCGCCTTGGCGCAAGGCGAAGGCGATGCCAAGCGGGCCGACATCGCGTTACGCGAGCAATATCGCGACAACCCGCAAGGCTATCAGCAAGCGGCGCAAGCCTTCAAAGACAAGACCATACAGCAATACCAAGCCGCGGCTGGCCCCGAGGTTGCCACTGCGCTCGGCACGGCGATCGACAACACCACGACTTACACCTATCGCGGATTATTGAACGAAAAAGAACGGCTTGATTTGCAGCGTTCCGAAAGTCAGATGAATGCCGGCATTAAGGACGCCACTGACGATTTGATGGCATTGTGTCGACAGGGCTGTCCTGTCAATGATCCGGCATTCAAAACGGCGCTCGACAAATATACGCAATTGCTCGACGCCAAGGCGTCAAATCCGCGACTTGCTTATTCGCAAGAAATGCGCGCCTACGATTTGCAACATTTGCAAGGCGAGCTCGGTGGCCAGCGTTTTCTTTATCACACCGATCAGACTTACCAGGAAAAAGGTTACGAGGCTGCGGCTGCGGATGCCAAGGATATTTTATCCAATCCGGCCTATAAGCTCACTCCGGCGCAGCGCGATCATTATTATCATCAGGCGATTGGCGAGCTGCGCACTAACGAGGCGGTGCGCAATCAAGACGTGCAGGCCGTCAACGAGCAATTCAAGGAAGTAAAAGCGCAGAGCGCGCTTGGCAATACCATTGATCCCGAGCAAATAAATTCCTTGCGGGGTGCTTATGCGAAAATCGGCGGCGTCAAGGGCGGCGCCGGTGTGGCTGCGATCGACGCCTGGGCGGCGCACGCGAAATTGCACGACAATTTTGGTAACCAGCCGATCGCCGATCAGAACCGCGAATTTAATACCATCGCCGGCGCCGCGGCCGCGCGCGACATTTATCAAGGGCTGCTTCGCCGCGGCTATAGTGAGGCCGCCGCCGCCGGCATCGCCGGCAATATCGTTTGGGAAAGCGGCATGCGCACCGGCGCCGTCGGCGATTACGGTACCTCGGCCGGCCTGGCGCAATGGCACGGCGAACGATTGCAGGCATTGAAGGCCTATGCTGCCGAGCACGGCAAGCCGTGGACCGACAAAGAAACCCAATTGGATTTTCTCGACCGCGAATTGCGCACATCGGAAAGTGTCACCGGCGGTTTAATGCGCGCCGTGACTACGCCGGAGGAAGCCGCGCGGGTATTTGCTGCCGGCTTTGAGCGGCCCAAAGGCGGGGATTATTCCGGCCGCGAAAAACTGGCGCGCTCGATCGCCGAGGGCAAGGCTTGCGACGAAAGCACCGGACCTGGTTGCGCATCATGGCTGATTGCCAATCGCGCTGCCAGCCTGAAAACCAGCGCGACCGAGACTTGGGGCCAGGCGGTCAAGGATTGGGACAAGGGCAACGGCCCGGTTCCATCCAAACAAGTGATTGAGGATACGGCCGAAGCGGCGCGCAATTCCAACAATATCGACTTGTCGGCCAAGATGCAGCGCGATCTTGAGCTCATGGACGTGGCCGAGCGCATCAAGCAATTGCCGCTTGATACCCAGGAGGCCATCGAGACCGAACAGCGCCGGCGCATTGCGGCCGGCGAAACTCGGCCCGCCGATGTGCCGGCGGCAATGGATACGCCCGGCGCTGATCTCGTTCTCAAGACATTGCAAGAACGCTCGGCCGCAGTTCGCAAGGGGCTAAAGGACGAGCCGATTGAAACCCTCGTCGGCAGCGATCCGCAACGCTGGAAAACTC